AGATGATCTTGGGCGCATCCCAGCGCGGGTCGTACGCCGCCATCAGCAGCGTTTCGAACCGCTCGTCCAGAATGTATTCCGGCGGGCTTAGATGCCGCAGACTAAATTCGGGGTCGTAATACGATTCGAAATCAACAAACAGAAATTTCTTGATCATACCGCCATCCGTGAACGGCCGCGTTTACGCGCGGGCGCCCACAGATTGTAGCCGGCATGCGTGAGTAGCCCCGCCTCACACATGGCATTGAGGTGATACCAAGCCTGATCCCATTGGCCGATCTCGCAAGCCTGCTCGTTGGAGATGATGCCGGCCTTGCGAGCATGCTTCAGCACCCGCTGGCGCGAGATGCTGGTGTCCAGGCGCTTGCGCGTACGCTTGAGGTGGCCGTTCTTCTTCCTTCTCATTGCAGTCCCTCTAAAAATGTTGCCGGAGTGGCCCCATACGTTTTTCCATCATAGGTGTAGCCGCGACCGTTCTCCCACGCAATGTTGGTGCAGTCCCCACCGTCAACAATCTTAACGCCAACCGTAAGGCCGGAGTGTGCGCTTACATTGTTGCAACACCGGTAAAACTCCCGCGCGGCCTCCACAGCGTCGACCCACCGGCACACCGGTACGATTTCGCCACCAAGCATCGTGCACCAGACGGAGAACTCCTCCCGGCGCGATACGGCTTTGTCTCCTGTAAACTCTAGCTCGTCCATCTTATCCTCGATCTGTTCCAGCGCCATAGCATTGCTCCCGCTATCAGCAGGATTGCAAACATGGCGATCATTGTTCCGCTCCGTTGTTCAACCACCGGCCAAACATCGGGTTCCCTGTTCGGGAATGTTGTAAATATTGGGCCGCGTTCATCCTCATGCAAGGTCGCCCTGGCGTCGGCCACCCAGGCCCATTGCGGCGTGTCCAGGATCGACCGCGGCACCGCCTCGGACATGTAAGGCGGCGTCAGCCCGTACGGCAGAACTACCGGCGCGGGCGGCGCGGGTGGCGCAGGCGCAACAGCTGGTGCAACCGCTGCAGGTGCCGGGATATTTCTCTCAGGTGCCACAGCGCGACCTTGTCGGCGTAAACGCCGATCGCCCCAGCAGCGTTGCCCGTTCGGCCCGCCGGACCAATAGAGGTACGCTTTCGGACCGTACGCCAGACGCGCTTCCTGACGGGTCGGACAGGCTTTCGATGCATCCGCTGCTTCAAGTGTACCTCCCAACAGCACCAGCACTCCCAGTGCGATATGAATCATGACCCATCGAACACCGGCTCTGGTTTGTCACGGACCAACGGTTCGGCCTCGATGTCGAACGCTCGCAGCATCGCATTGATCGACCGTAACACCGATTTGCTTTGTTCAGCCTCGGCGACCTTCTCGTCGCGCACCAGCATCGCAGACTGTACGCGGCTCTCCAGCTGAGTGTTGTTCAGTTCGGCCACGTCGAGCATGGCCTTGAGGCCGGCGATCGTGGTGTCACGTTCCGCAAGGGTTTTGCGAAGCATGTCGCGATCGTGGGCGATCTCCTGGTGGATGCGTTCGGCTTGAACAATGAGAGCTTCGCGAGCGGGCGGCAGGTTGCCGTTGGTGGGAGTCTGGCCTTCGTCAACTAGGGTTTCCGTTGTCATGATTGCTCCTCACAATGCGAAGCGAAGGGCGAGCCTCGGCTTCTATTTGTTCTGCGATCTTGGCGGCTATGAAATTCTCGATTGTCAGCTGAATTTCCAAAGCTAGCTCGTCACAGGTTCGGTCCGTGTTGATAGCCGGTTCATCCTCCAGAAAGACCTCGGCTAAATCGAGGCACTTGGGGTCAAAGTCTTTTTTGTATGCCATGACAGTCCCTTAGATCACCGTAAAACCCCCCGGCTGCGTCCAACGGAGAACGAAGTCCGCAGGCCGGGGGGCTGCACCCCGCCCGTGTGCTGCCGGACAGGGATACAACGCTTGTACGCTACACGACTCAACGCTTACGGGGATGTAAAATTGCGGATTGTGAGTCCGCCGTCAACCCTGCTATGTTGACAACAGCGCGTCGGGGTTGTCTGGGCATCAACTAGACCTCGTTCCCCTTGTACCGGGCGGTCCCGGCGCGCACGTCAATCCACTTGCGTGCAGCTGAATGTTGCGGCCAGCGCGAACGTCGCCAAGGCCAGCGCAAAAACAAAAAGACTGTTTCTGGTCATTTGGCTTTCCTCGCCCGGTATTCCCGCTTCTTCATCGTAACATAGGCGCGGTTCGCTGCCTGCCAGTCCTTGGCGTAATTAGGGTTGCGTTTACGCCATAGGGCCTGAGCAGCCCGCTGACGTCTCGTTGCCTCGGCTTTGGTAAGCCGCTTACGCAGGGGTTAAGGCTCCTCAATGCGATATCGCAAAAAAGCGATACTGCACCGGAGACTGCCCTAACCAGCTTACGATGTCGTTAGCTGCTTTTTAGACATGAGTGGCACCACATTGACGTGTTCGGCCACGAACTCCGGGTGCTGTTTTTTCATGTGGGTCGCCATGTTGGAGAACGTGCGCCGGCAGCACGGGCAGGTGCCGGCAGCGGTGCGCTTCTGCAATCGCTTCTCGCGCTGTTCGGCTTTCTTGACCAGCTTGCGCTGCTCCTCGCGCTCATCGATGACGCGGGACATTTGCTGGCGCAGGCTGTCGCGCTCCTGGCGCAGCTGGTCGGTGATTGATTTCACGAACGCCTGCTGGTGTCCGTTCGGGCACCAGAACGATTCCTTGTCCTCGCGCCGGCTCTTGAGCCAATGCTCCGGCACGCCAAACACGACGCCGCAACGGAAGCAGGTGATGCTATCCATCCTTGGCCCCCTCAGGCCCATGCCCCAGCAGAATGGCGACGGTGTTCTCGGCCCAAGGGTTGTCGCCGCCGCGCGAGCGCAGCCACGCCATCAGGCTATCGCGGTCCAGGTGTGCGATATCGGCGTTGGCCCACGCCCCCTCGTATTCGGCGCGGACGTAGATGCCGGTCTTGGGTTCTAATAACCGCTCGGGATCGACCTTCATAGCCGCTCCCAATATTTGATTTCTTCCGACTTGCTGTTGAACACCTCGACAGCGGCCTCGCCAATGGTGAAGCCCAGCGATTGCGCCATCAAGTCGAGGTAGACGAACGTGTCGCCAAGCTCGCGGCGCAGGGCCACGCGCAGTTCCTCATCGGTCTGCTTGTTACCCGGCACCCCGTCGCGGCTGCGGTTGAGCTTCTTGACGATGTTGGCGGCCTCGCCAATCTCGCCCACGACAGCCGTCATCCAGTCGGATGTCGACCATTCGTCGAGCCTGTGGTTGAAGCCGTGCGGGTGTTCGCAGCGCCGGCGGTTGGCCTCGCTGAACGTGCTGAACCTGAATGCGTATGGTGTCACAGTTCCCTCCAGTCAAAACAATAAGCGCCGTACCAAACCTCCAGAATGCAGATGGACATGAGCGATAGTCCCATCGGCCATGTCCCCTCATCCGTCATTTACGAGTCTTAGATCTAAATTTAGAAGACTGCAAGAGCGCGGCCTGCTTGACGGCAGCCAGTTCGGCCTTGTCCGCCGCGGCCTTGGCCCGCATCGCCTCGAACCGGGGACGGTCGCGCTCCCGGCGCAAGGCCTTGTCGTACTCCTTGGATGCACGGTAGGCCTTCTCGGTTTCGGTCAGTTCGCGACCGCTGAACGATTGCGCCGCCTTGGGTGGGTTGCGCTTCCAGGCCTCGGCGCGGACCTCTGCCGGGATGCGGAGAAAATCTGGAATATCCATATCGTCAGACATAAAAAGACTCCGTTGTGTTTTCATTCACAAACGGAGTCTAGCACAGATTGGCCTATGTGTCAAAACGACCCATTTCTTATTTTACATCTTTGTAGAATTGCTCGAACCGTTCCAGCATGTTCTTGACCGTGAACTCCATGATCTCATCGTGATTGTCGAAGTAGCGCGTACCATATAGCTCGTGCACAATGCGCCAGCGTTTGTCGGCCGGCGCATCGTCGTTGACGCTGATCGACCAGCCGCTCGTTGTCAGGCTGTAGGCCTTGTAGCCATCGCCAACGTCTCGCCCCCGAAAACCGTTGTCACCCCGATTACCTTTCATGATTGGCTCTCCATTTCACGCTCGCCTTCACCAGCAAATCCTTGACCCGGCGCACGGTAGCCTTGTGGCCGGTCTCGGCATCGTCCCACGACGAATAGCGCCAGCACATATCGCTGTCCTCCATGTTGATGCCGAACACCATGGTCTCGAACAACAGCGGCGGACCCCGATCACCAAAGCGGTGATCGAGGCCCAGGAATACGGTGCTGACCAGGACGTCGGGATCGAAGCGAGTGTGCTGCACGATGCGGTCGCCGGTTTCGAACCATGTCGCCCATTCCATCAAGCCGCACTGCACGATGCGATGCTGGTCATCCAGCTTGTAATATTTGATCATTCTTCCAGGATCATCAGCACACCATCAAATAGTGCAGGCGTTGCGGGTCGGTGTTGCACACGCACGGGTTCGGCTCGCCGGTCCGAAACGCCGTCTCGGGCGCAATGGTCCAGCCATGATCGAGTCCGGTCGGATGCTCCAGGTTGGTGTTGTATACGATGTCCGCGACCGGCATCTCTTTCGGCACGCAGACAGAGCAATGCACCAGCCCGAACCGATAGACGGTCACGCCCATCGCTCTGGCCTCTTCGCATGGCGTGCTGATGATGGTGTCGATCATGCGGCATCCTTCATGGCTTCGATCCGGCGGTGATATTTACGTCCCAACGCCTCGATATGCTTGGGCTTCAATTTGAACTTCAGCATCATCTCGACGATCAGCGCGACGTGATAGGGCGCACCCTCGGTGGCCCAGCGTCTGCCGGAGCGATCGGACTTGCCGTTGAACAGCCAAGCCGCGCGGGCCTGCGTCAGTTCGTAGTGCTTCAGCACCGCGCGGTATTCCTTTTTAGTCATCGGGTATAGCATTTGGTCTCCTCGTTAAAATTAGGCGGCAGGGACCAATCTAGAACCGTCGTTCCGATTGATCGAGGCGCTAGCACCCCTTCTGGCCCTGCCGTAGCATGCTCCAGACGCGCATCTCAGTAGTCGCCGCCGCGCTCCGCGCGGTCGGCGCACGAATTGCAGATGGCGTAGCTGGGGCGCAGCTTGACCTTGCGCCCGCAGCCTTTGCATTTCTTCACAACGCTCTCGCGCTGGACCTGCTGGTAGAACGCCACGTTGTCGGGGTCGTCCATGTCGTGCCAGCAGCCAAAGTTATCGTCGTAATAAGATTTTGGCATTTCAGTCCATCCTGCAAACTTCGAAAGCGCCGGTCGGTTGCAGGACCAACACCCAAGAACACGGATAGACCAGGACAAGCTCCTCGCGAAGCTGCATCATGGCCAGCGGTTTCATCGACGGGTCGCCAGGATACTTGAGCGTGAGCCGGTCCTGGTCGAACGTGAAGCCGTCGAACGGACGCCAGCCGCCGCCATGCGGATAGCCAGTGTCCAGTTGCTCGCGAGCGGGACGCGGGTCGACATGGTCCAGCATGCCGGGGATCATGCCGACATCGTCGGGCCGTCCGCCATTGATGAGGCGACAAACCATCATGGCTAGTCCTCCTCGATGGCTTCATCAGCCCAGTAGTTGGGATCGGTCAGCACGTCGGGCCGGAAGCCCGCCAGTTTCTCGTCGTGGCACTTGTCGCAGGTCCGGCATAGCTCGATGCCACGGGCATCGAACTGCCACTCGCTCTCCAGGCCGGAACCACAGGAACATAGGCGCATGAGTTTTCTCCGTTGCTCAATAGGCCATTATGTACACTAGGCCAATGTGGCCTGTCAAATCCGCCGGTACCAGGAATAATCGACGCCGCGGTAGGACCACTGGCCGCCCATTCCTGGCTTGCGGTAGATCACCATGCACAGCCACTTCCACTCCATCGAAAGCAGCCGCACCGGGTACCAAGCAAACCAAGGTTTCCATTCGCCATAGGTGTGTTGGTTCATTGCTTCCCCCGTTGCATTGCCTGCCACGCCTCGCGCACCCTTTGCACTGCCGGATCGCGGCCCAGCATCGCGATTTCGTCGGAGCTTGGCTTGCGAAGCATGTCGTTGAAACCCAACACGCTGAATTCACCACACTCGATGCACAACGTGATGTCACCCGGTTTCATGCGCGGCTCGACGGCAGGCGCTGGATGCTTGACAAGAGCGGCGGCACGGTCGTGCTCGTGGCCGCAGAACGGGCAAACCGTAAAATTGACACGGCTCATCGCAAGTCACCGCTGCCGCCATTCAAGTAATTGACATAGGCCGCAGCCTCCCGCTCCGTGCGGAAATCCTTCATAGCAATCCAGTATTGCTCGGAAGAGGATTCTTCGTAACCTTGCATCTTGTAATGGCCAACGGTCCAGAGCGCCCCATCGCGAATTGATTTGTATGTGTGCATATCAGTCCACCTCGATTGTGATGCGATAAATTGGTTCGTCAGCGTCGACGAATTTGTCGGCTGGCACGTTGGTGCGAATGTAAACCTGTTCGCCAACGCTGCCCTTGTCCAACGCGGTGCGCCAATAGTCCGGGCCAGCGATTGAAAACAAATCGCCGGGCTTCAGATCGCGCCCCAGGACTTGCACCGCAGTGATCTTGACCTCGGGCTTCGACAGATAGTGCTCTGTCGTGCCGTCGGGATTATGAATGCTCATCGGTCCTCCACAAAGTTGAAATAGAATCGCGGATGGTGGGTGAATTCGAGCGAGCCTTTCTTGCGGTCGCTCTTGCGGATTGCGACACAAAACGGTGCCATAAATCCTATGATCTCGAACGCATCGCGAACCTCATTGTGGTCCCAGCGTTCTTTGGCTTGCGCCAGATCGGCTTGCGGCTGCCCGGTCTCCAGCATGTGCCGGCGAACGGATTCGGTTTCGTCAAAGTGTTGGCTCATGTTTGAATGCTCCTTCTTTGTCGTTGTAGTCGAACACCAGATCGTTGACGGACCGGTAAGCCGTCACCTTGGTTTTGAATAGCTCGGACAGGTCCAGCTGACCCTCCAGCCACGTTGCGGCCTCCTCCAGGTTGTTCTGAAAGTCATGGTCGACGTCGACCACAAACAGCCATCGCGTCATTGGCATGGCTCGTCCTCCTCGCAAACAACCTCCCACTGGTACTCGGCACGCGCGCAGCGCGGACAATCGTCCAAAGCGACCATCTCGCGCTTCCAGCATCGCGCCGCGCGTTCAGCGGTGGCCTCGTTGGCATAGCGCCCCGGCAGCGTGCCGCAGGCGTGGTTGATGCTCCAGTCGATGCGATAGCGGCTCATGGCCTGCCCTCCAGCACGCGACCGGCAGGCATCGGCTCGACCGGCGTCACCTCGAACTTGATCCAGCCGCCCACGCCAAGATTGCGCTCGACGTGATTCTTGGCGATGGCCTCGGCGTCGGCAGGCGTGCCAGCCTCCACGAATAGAACGTGCGTTGTGTTGTATGCCGTTGGGCATTTGGTCCATTGGACTCTGTATTCGTTCATCGCTTGCAATCCTCGAGCAGCTTGAGCGCATTGCGAAGCATGGCGGCGCGACATTCGTCGTCCCATGCGGTGTCTGGCGCGTCGTTCTCCCGCGCGTGTTGCGCGTCGGCCTCGGCCCAAATGATCAGGGTTTCGATGTCCCTACACACGGTGGCGAGCATGCCGTTGGTGGTCTCGGCTAGGCGCATTGGGCAGCCTCCTTTGCCTCGGCCTCTTCCGCTTCGAAGTGCAGCCAGCCGCGATTGAGCAGCAGCGACGGGTCGATGTCGTTCTGCCGTGCGAGATGCAATAGGTCCGCAATCAGATCGCCGATTGCCTCCTCGATGCCCTCCTCGGAGTCGAGCGGCGAGCCTTGGCACACGTTGCGAAACTCCTGCACGGCGCGGAACGCCCACACCGCGCGGTCGTCGTTGGTTGGTTCTTTGAACATGGTTTTAGCCCTTCGTAATCGGCTCCAGGTGGCCGCCCATGCGTTGGGATGCTCGGACCCTAGTCCGGTTGCCCCAACGCATAAGCTGCCATCTCAGACGCTGGCGAAGCGCGGTAGGAAGCAATCCTTGAGACGTGGGGAATCGCCGTCCTCCAGGTGGCGATGGATGCCGCCCACGTCATGGGCGAAGTTAGAATCGTCCGCGTCCAGGAACGCGGACAGGCGCAACGGCACGATGCGGCTGTGAACGGTCATGATCTCATGCGCGATGCCAGCGCGTGCGAAGCGCAGATCGGCATCGGTCAGGTGGCCCAGCCGCTCATACAAACCGCAAGCGCGGTCGGCGATGGCGTGGATGATCCTGATATCGGCAGCGGTCATTGGTCTCTCCCGTTGGTTCCGTTGATTGCAATCCAGGCTTCCAGCGCGGCAATGGCTTGCGCGTATTGGCCACGCTTGAAGGTCTGGCCGGTGATCTCGCCAGCGGCAGCCAGCATGCGCGTCGGCGTATAGGCGCGGTTTGGCTGCATGCCACAGGCGGCATACATCTTGAGGCCGTGCTTGATGACAATGGCGCGGTAGGTATCGACCCCGGCCTTGCCCTCGAAAACGATAGTCATTGGGTTCTCCCGTTTGTTGGTAGGCCAATCTGTACGATAGGCCATTATGTGCTGTCAAGCCCCAGCCTCGCAGGCCTTGCTGCAATAAAAGAATGATTTGCCCGCCTCCGGGCCATCACCCCACGAAAGCACCGCGTTGCCGGTCAACGGCACGCCGCACTTGGCGCAACTCAACATTGCGGGGCCATCGATCTCCAGGTGCCGTTCGAATTCAAACCCGCGCACAAGCTGCACAATGCGGGTCGCCCCATATTCCTGGACCAGCGCCCGCAAGCAGTCGGATTCAAAGTCAGTCAGAGTCTTGTCCATTGTTGCTTTCCTCATTTCAGTAGAGACACGACATAGAGCGCGCCGCCGCCATAGACGGCGATTCCAAGCAGCCAAGTCCACAGCGTATTGACCGCGAAAAATTTAGGGTTGTGGTGCTTCCTCATAGCCGCACCCGTGGCGGGCCAGACATGGCGCTAACGTGCTTGCGGGCGTCACGGATGGCCTCGCGCACCATGTCGGAGAAGTAGCCCCCGGCACCCGTGCCAGCGGTGCCGTAGTGCTCGCGCGCGAAGTCCGCCGGGTCCGCATAGACGCTATTGCCAAGCGATTGCTCGACAATGCGCGCGCCGTCCAGGAAGACGGCCACGCGAAACGTGCAATTGATCCATTCACCGGATTCAATTTTGCGATGGTCCGCCGCGTCCATCCAGGACAAATCGGCGAATTGTTCCGGCTCCCATTGGAGCTTCACGACGAATCGCTTGGTTGCAAACCGTCGAATCGTTGTCCAGTGGCCCTTGCGCTTGCGAAAGGGATTCGGCCGTTCGTGGCTCATGCGACCACCTCGCCGCGCGTATCGATCACGCCCGCAACGATCAGGCCCGGATGCAGGGACACGGCTAGGTGCTCCGCTTCGCCAGCATCGGCAGCGGCATAGGATTCCGCGAAACGCTGGTAATCGTCCTCATAGACTCCGACCACCAGGAACACGAATTGATTGCCGCCCTTGCGCTTGCGAAAGGGATTCGGCCGTTTGTTGACGGGGTCCAGGCTCATTGCGAGTCCTCCATTGGGTTGATGAGAAACCAAACAAACCAAGCGAAACAAACGAGATAGAATCCGATTAGAATCCATTCCATTTTTTAGCCCTCCTGTTTTGCGTAGTGGTTTTGCAACGCCATAGCGGCATCGGCCTTGCAGTCGACAACGTCCGCCGGTTCATGCGGAATATTTACGATCCAATATCCGCTTTTGGTTTCGTAGGCGGACCCGCTCAAAGAGAACGCCCGTTCGCGTGGCCGGTAGACCAGCAAACGCGCTAGGCCATCGGTTAACTTGCTTTCGCGAATCGATACTTTCATGATTCAGGCCTTTCGATTTTGCTGATGCGATAGCATTCTGCCAGCCGGTCCTCGGCTGCGATGTCGGCATCGCGTTGCGCTTCCGTTGGCTCTGGCGCTTGCAGCCAAGCGCCAGCAATGGCCGCCTCTGGCGAAGCGTAGGCAATGGGCAAGCCCGCGCGATTGGTGACGGTGTGCCATTGTTCGCCAGCGTAGAATCTGCCGTGCCATGTCGGCTTGCCAGCGTAGGGTTTCGCGGGCGTTGCTTTCACTTTTGGTTCATGCATGGGTCGAATCCTTTTCAATGTTTGTGATAGGAAACATTCTTGACGCGCGGGTTCCAGCATGCGCGGCAATCACCGCATGCGTTGTCCTGGCTTGGCGCGGGACAGGTCCGGCCTTGCGCTTTGCTGGCATGGTGCACGGTTGACGTTGTGGCCCATGCTTTCGTTGCAGGACCGTCGACCATGGTTGCGCTAACGCGAATAACCAAATTGCGCGGCACTACGCCCCCGGCGGCTTGATACGCTTTCACGAACGCAAGCTCGCGAGTCGGCAGCCAATGCTTTATTTTGGGCGTTAAGCGCGCCACCTCGCAGATTTTGGCAAGATGGTCCACCGATTGCAGGTCGCCCGAGTCGTGCCAACGATGGAATCCGACGTCGATTGACTCGCCTAACCGGTTTTTGCCGCGCGCATGCGATACGGTGATAATCTTGACCATGGCCGCGACCCAATGCGGGGAGTCGAGGTTCGACTCGCGCTTGGCGTGCGCGACCTGGACGCTAGGATAAATATAATTCCCCTTAAGCGCATAGCAGCCAAAGCAAACACTGCCGGGAATCTTCGCCAGTTTGCCGCCGGTTAGGCAATGCGTTGCGCTTATGCCGTAGGAGGTTCCTGGCATTTTGCTAGGGAATCCAATTGTCCCGGCTATCGCGGTTGCTTGTTTCAGAGTGTCCATTGTCCGAGTCCTTGTTCTAGGCTTGTTCTTTCCATACTCTTATTTTAGAACATTGTAAAATAAGAATTGCAAAAAACCGGGCGTTAATTAACGCCCGGTTAATTGCGGCTTAGACTTGCGAGCCTGCGAAGACTCCAACGTGAAACGAGTCGCGCGAGTCTTGCGGGTCCATGACCCATGCGGTTTCGCCGCTTGGCAATCCGCCGCCGACCCATGCCCCGGACCATTTGAATTTACGGGCCAGCGCATGCGCGGCAATGCGGTGATTATCGCCAGCGTTTAGCGCATCATCCCAATTTAGCGTTAAGCTTCCGGCTTGTGCGGTTGCCTTGACGCGCGACCCGCGAACATTCGACGGGCCTAGATATTTTGTAACAATTGCTTGCGGCATGGTTCGAATCCTTGTTTTCCGGTTGCGGCATGATTGCCGGTAATGGCGCGCGGGTTAGGCGCGCCATTGGCTGCAATCACTCGAGTCCTATTTTGTTGATGCATTCCGGGCCGAAACCCTGCCCGACACTGCTAGGAACGGTTAGCTTGCGGCCACAGCGGCCACAGTTTGACTCATGCCATACCTCGCAATGGTCCGGCATGGTGCCGCGCATGAGCGCGCGCCAAGCGTACGCAAAGGCCTTAGAGCTTGGCGCGTCCGGGCCGATATCACCTGGACGCGGCACCTTGCGACCCGGCCAGAATATGCCGCGCGACAATCGGCCTAGATATTTATAATCTTGCGTATTGTCCGGGCCGTTTAGCAGCGCGACAAAGTATGCCGCGCCATCGGGCGCGGCGGATATGCGATAGGTGAATCGCGTGCCAGTCTTTTCGCTAACAAGGGTTAGCGTTGCCTTCCCGGCTAGGATGTAGCGGTTAGCGGCAGCGGCATCGATTAGGCGTCCGCTCAAATTGACCGGCTCGCGGACATGGTTCCAATTAACCCCCGGCGCGTCCAGGTTCGACTCCAGGTCCGGGATGGCCGACTCCAGGTCCGCCAAAAATGCGTTTTCCCGGCTCATTGGCGCACCTGCGAAAGGCGCGGGCAACGGCGGACAAGGTTTCGATCGGACGAGTCGGTTAGGTGGGTTTCGGGCAGGGTCCGAAAATAGTCCGAATGCCGTCCGGCATGCCGCGCGATAAATGCGGGCGCGTCGGAGTCTTCCTCGAGGTAGAGAATCCCTAGCTTGCGGTTGATGTAGGAATAACCGCTAAAATCGCCGATTGCCGCGCCGACGTCGGCTAGGTCCGCAAAGCTAACCGCAAGCCAGCCGTGGCCCGCATCTGTAATCCAACGCATGTTCGAGTCCTTTCGTTTTTGGGTTTAGTACTTTTTGGCCTACAGAATTTTTGCATAGCGGTCAAGTATTTTTTGGCCTATTCTATAGGAAGACATTCCACCAGTCTTTTCAATGGGTTAGCGGTGGCCGGTTTTCACTAGCTCAAAATCCGACAATCCGGCAGGCAATGACGCAAAAACAGAATCAAAAAAAAATACTGTCGGAAAAGAACAAATCAGTAGCTCACTATCAAGAAAACAATAATAATATCATATACTTAGTAAATATATATATTCTAAATCTCTTTTCGAGCTTGTGCAGTTTTACCGGCTTTTGAGATTGCAAAAGAGCTTGTGCAGTTTTTGATTGATCGGTGCCGGATAGCCGGATTTTGAGCTAGTGACCAGCCGAATCGGCCTAACTCATTGGAATCGTTAGAGTCGGTTGAAATCTCATTATCCAAACGCAAGCCAGACAATCGATTTAGTGGAATCCAAGGAATCGGCTCCTATCGGCCTTTTGGCCCTGGACCTGGACCGGCCAAGCTTCCCATATGCTTCCCAATGTGGCCAAGCCAATGGAATGATATTGATATCATTAGAGAATATGCTTTAGACCCTCTGTTTACTAGACAGAGGGTCCAGCCATTAACCATAGAAGGAGGCCCCCCTCCCCCCCTCCGGGGGGGAGGCTGGACAGGCCGGGGGCCTGGTCGTCAACACTTGCATGGACCCACAAATATGCATGACTAGCTTTTGGAAATACAACCCTAGATTTTATTTCCATACGCCATAAATACCGCGGGTATTTATTTAAAGGCCGCAGCGATTAATTAAATTCTTTGTTTCGCCACAATAATTAACACCCCCGGACTTTCCTCTTCGCGGGCGGCGCCGCACGCTGTGCCGGCACCGCGCGCCGCCGTGCGCGCCCCCGTCCACACCCGCATGTTACGCTAATTGACACCCCAGGCACCGCGGGCCACATACCGGGGGTTCGAGTCCATTACTCCTGACGGCCGGCCGCAACGCCCCCCAGCTTCGATGGCCGGCCGTCTTCTTTTGCCAAACCCTTTGAACTGCTGTACTTCTGGCAGCCGTGGCAGGCCCTCTACCCCTTGAGACGGTAGCCGTCCGCCTTGCGGATGAAGGGGTACCCTTGCGGGCGATCGCGCGCGCCACCGGCACGCCGTCGGACGCTTTGCGCGAGCGCCTTACAGAGGCGAAAACCAACGGGATCCTGGTCGATCTGCCCAAGGAGGACTGGCCCCCCGGCTTCCCCAGGGACCAGCGCGCGCTGCAGCTCTCGAGAATGGTCGCCGACGACAAGGCGGCGGTCGAGCTGGCGCTCCAGCAGGTGTTCCACCTGACCTCGACCGAAGTCGGGCTGATGCTGCTGTTGATGGCCAACCCGTCGGTTCCGAAGGAGCGCATCAACATGGTGCACCGGACCATCGATGTGCACATCTGCAACATCCGGCGCCGCTTGGCGCCGTTCGACGTTTCGGTGGGGACGTTGTGGGGCTACGGCTACCAGTTGACCGCGGCGGCGCGGCAGAAGATCATGGAGCTGATCCTGGCTCATGCCGCAGAACGCCATGCCTAGTCCAGACCCGCCTAAATCGATCAAGCAGCAGGCCGAAGCGTGGTGGGACCGGCCGTTCATCGTCGACCCGCTGAAGCCGGCGCGCTGGCGGATCGGCTGGGCCGACGAGCTAGAGTACGATCGGTATCCGGTCGTTCTTGACCAGGATGACGGTCGTCCATTTGGCGCCCAAACGGCCGTCTAGGCCGGCCTGCGCCACCTTCTTGATGTCCGAGAAGTAGGGTTCCTCGCGCCAGCGCAGCGGATAGTCCGGGTCGACCACGAACAATACGAAGGTATGGTCGGCTTCGATCTTGGTATCGACGATGATCCTGGCGGTCTTCGGATACCAGTAGTCCAGGAACCGCTCGTCCTTCAGCCATTGGCAGTTGAAGTCGCGGCAGCGGCCGGGGCGGGTTTCGTAGATCTTGCACCCCGTGCCGGGGGTACAATGAGGACACCACTTGTAGTCTTCCTTGACCTCGGGAACGCCCATTACCCGGCAGCAGAGCGTGCAGCTTCCACATTCTCGAGGCATGAGTGCCTGGGTAGCATGTCCGGCAGGCCTTGGCAGCCGAACATGGTCATCACCGGAAAGCCGTCGTCGGCCAGTTTTCGGACGTGCGGACAGTTCGCGGCGTGCATCATGTGGCTGCCGTCGCGCTCTTCGGCCATCGCCAGGTCGTAAAGTTTCATGTGAAAGGCCGGAAATTAGACCGGCTAAGGCCGGAAACTAAATTTAGGCCGGAAACTAAGTTTCCGACCGTCACTTGACCGTGGTCGCGGCCTTCACGGCCCACATCGCCGCCTCTTCGTAGGCGGTCATAGCGAGCCGGCACAGCCGGGTCTGCTCGCCGGCCGACGGGTAGGCGGCGTCGGCCTTCTCGAGTTCTTGACATAGATCAATCAGGTCGGCGGTGAACCGCTTGATCTTGTCGACCATGTTGGACTCGGAAGGGTTGAAGCTCTCTCGGACCCGGAAGGCTCCGAGGCTGCGGCCGTCTGGCGTGCTCATGCGACTATAATCCCCCAGTCGTCGGACAACAGGTCGGTCTGGCTGGCGAGCCACGGCACCAGGTTGTCGTCGGCTGTTTTCATGAAAATGTAGGGCAGCGTCATCTTGGAGTTGTCGTCCGGGCTTTGCAGCTCGAGCCACATCCCTTTGCCGTTCCAGCCGGCGCGCGCGACCCGGTGTCCAAGCTTCAGCTCTGTCAGGGCTTCGCCAAAATCCATCCTGTCCATCAGGTCCATCCCGCTGCGGTGACCTGGCTCGAGACCGCCCTCCGTGGCCTCGGCGTCAACCGGCGGGCGAATTCTGTCATCAGTCCGCCGTGCACCACAAGCGCGACGTACTGCAGGCAGTCGGCAACATGTGAAAAACCCTCTTTATCGAACTTCTCCGGGATGGCGCGCAGCCCGCCGTCCTTGTGCTTTTTGTAACGGTAGCCGCCCGACATTGCCCTGGTTAGCCACGGGCAATGGGTGCCGTTGATGATCAGGGTCGGCCCTCCGTTGGTTTGCCGGCCCAGTAAGGCCTCGACCGCGCGCAGCCGCGGCGGGATGTCGTTGGTCGGCGCCGGGAAAGCGGGAAATCCTTTGCGCCGCAGGGCTTCGAAGCAGGTTTCCTCGGCGATGCTGCCCTTGTTGATGCCGGAGGGGTCGCCGACCAGGATCACCTTGGAGCCAATGAACTTGTTGGACAGCAGCGCCGGCCGTAGGTTCTCATCGATGTGCTTCTCCAGGCCCATGTTGGTGGCGGCGACCTCCTGATGGATGATCAGACGCCCCATGTGGTCGACCTGGGCGATGAGGGACCATGGGTTCCGGCCGAAATCCTGGCCGACAATGAGTGGATAGCCAGGAATCACAAGGGTTTCCGGGACCACATGGAAGCTTGGCTTAAACGTCGACTTGAAAACGGCCTCCCCGGAGGGATCATCGCCGTACTGGGCATAGACGTAGCGTTTCACCCAGGGGTGATCGGACCCGTACATCTGAAGGAACTGCTCATAGTACTTGCGTCCCTGCGCGACCCGGAGTGGATGGTTGAAGGTCAGGCCCTTGGTCTGTTCGGTCTGGAGAAGATAGTTGAGGTTTTCGGCCTGGGGGGACATGCCGGAGGGCTGGATGAAGACCTGCCAGTTGGGCGGGGGTTCGGTCATGAACTTGTGCCAGTCGCTGAGTTCGACTGGCATGTTGGTGTCCGCGATGATCCCATACCAACTCGGCACACCCTGGTTGGCGGACGGATAACGGCCGATACGACCGCTGACCGGAGCCAGCACGTCAAAATTCATCTCAATGGCTTCCGAAAGCCAGGCGCCGGTCAGCTGCATGGAGAGCAACCGGGCTTGATCTTCCGCGTTCTCGAGGGGGATGAAGACGAGTTCTGATTTGACGTCCGCGAATTCGAGGTAGTAGCAGTTTTCCGAGATCACCCAGCGCCCCAGCCCCGCGAACCATGCCTGAGCGTCCTTCAGAACGGTATCTTTCAGCTGCTTCAAGGTCTGCCGGACGATCGCCCACCTGGTGTATCGATATCCGTCAGGTGCTTTCGCCTGCGCCATCGAGCGGCGCAGGATCTCGATCAGGCAAGCTGTGGTTTTCCCTGATCCGACCGGGCCGGCGGCAACGCGGCCGAAGGCCTCGCTTTTCATGAACGAGGCCAACGTCGGCGGTGCGTCGAAAATGACGGGCATTTAGGTCCAGCCCGGATTCTTCCAGCTGACCACTTCGGTGCGCAGGGCGAGCGGCGATTCACACGCCAGTTCGACCACCCGGTGGTCCAGCACATGGTCGTCCAGGTCGAGCGGGCCTCCGGT